GGCTTCTTTAGCAGCTTTAAATGCCCCTGGACTATCGTCATAGGGAACAAATCTAGCAAGTCTGTTATTACTTAAGAATAGTTCTGAAATAACTGCAGTATAGGCTTCCACTACTTCTGTAGTAGAAGTATCCACAATCGTACTTACGCCCTGAGGAGCAAGGTGAGATTGAGGAACTCCTGCAAACTCATAGGTTGCCTTAAGTCTTTCTCTTGTAAGGTCTGAACTATTAAGCCAGTCACCTACGCTATTATTAATGCCAGCGTCAATTAGAGATACTAACTGAGCGTCTGTTACCTGTTCTTTATAACCTGAATGTGCCATTATAGTTTTCCCTGATTTGTATAAATAGGTTTACTGGCTTCCATTGTTTTCTGGCTATAGCCTTTACTTCCTGGTTGAGATAAGGGAACTTTACGTTCTACCTTATTATCTTTCTTCTTTTCTGTTTGTTGTATAAAACGTGACATGTACCGCTCCTGGGTTTAATATCCTGTGTCGTTTTCTTTAACTAGTAATAGGTCAAAGGTTGCTGTTACTCTTGTGCCATTTGTGTCTACTTCTGATGCTCTCATTTCAATGTCTGTTTTTTCGTTAAGTTTAATAGGTAGTGGAAAATTCATTGAATAGGTATTTTGATAGATTTCTGACAGGTGAAGAATTTTAAAGGATTCTCCGTCTTGTCGCTGAAACATACTAAGTTGAACATCTTCGTTTTTATTTACAGACGCACCTAATTGTAGTAAGTATCCAGTATGCCCTGTTGGAATTGTATAAACTGCCATAAGCGTTTGCGAATAGCCAGGATCAATTTGTGCTACTACTGTGCCTACGCCAGAACCAACTCTTACAGTGATAAGTCCTGCGTTTTCAGCAGTATGATTATAGATCATTCTAAAGACTCTAAAAAACGTATTAGTTGTCGTAACTGCAGTAAGTCCTGTCATTGTTACTGTTTCTATAATAGGATTATAGTCTGCGTCCAATCCTTGAATTTCAAGAGTGCTAGTGTCTGCTGCATCTGTAGAAATAGCATAGAGTGTTTGGGCTGTTGTTAAAGCAGACCAAGGGTATAGTCCTCCTCCTGTCCATATTGTTTCAGGATCTGTATTACTATCAATCTGAAAATTTGCACCATACTTATGAATAAATGAGTGACCAGCAACTAAGCCTTTACTCACCGACAGATAAAAAGGTTCTGCTGTATTTCTACGAATATACCTTTCTTCTATCACACCTCTGGGTTGTGCCATTACCATTTCACCTTATTCGCCCAATAAGCTGCACTCATTGGGCCTTTTCTAATATTAGTTGCATGACGAGCTTTCCACGCTTGTCTGCGCTTACGGTAAGACTCGGACTCTCCTGATTTTTTAGGACTACCAGAAACTCCTTGAGACCCAAACCTAATTAACTTTTCTTTACCACTCGACCTTGCAAGGACAGCATGGGACTTGGTGGGATGGTTAGGGGTTCTTTTTGGCTTGTTGTAACCTGAGAAGGTTTCACCGCCTTTTTCAATTGACATCTTTTTTCTCCATTACCCCAGCAAACCACTGGACTTTTATATTTTTTACGTCTTACCTTCATTGCTCATCCAAACTCCGAATGCACCTGTCATAGCACCCATTACAACGCTTACAAAAGCGGATTGTGGTGCTGTTGGGTCTTCCAAGCTCATAAACCACTCTGCACAACGCCAACTCATTACGGTCATTACTATCATCATTAGTCTTGGCAGTATCTTCCATTTAAGAAATGTCTCTATGCTCATGCCTGTCTAGCCCTTTTAATTTTCTTTTTAGCTGACTTAGTGTTTGAAGCAAATTGTTTTCCTTCTTTAATAGCTTTTCTCTTAGCCCTAGTAGTTGAGGCGTGTTCTTTTGCCGTGAGACTTCCCACAGCTGAAGCTGGCATATAACGCTCGCCAGTAGCAAGCGGCCCTTGTATAGAAGGTTTCCCACTCTCAGTCCTCCACTTTTGATTAGTCCACTTAGTAAGACTCTTTTGAGGTGCTCGTTTAGTCACGGTAGCCGCCTCCCTTAGCCTTATACTGTTTAGCTAACATCTGGGCTTTTCTAGCACTCCATTGTCCAGCTTTACCACCTTTATCTCCAGTCTTAATAGAATTAAAAAGTCTTTTACGCATTTCGGGCTTAGTATAGTTACCAGCCTCATTAACTCTACTCTTTTTCAAAGGAACTCTTTTCATTAGTATATCCTCATTTTACTCTCATCTACTAGTACAGGCTTACAGTATGCAGTAGCTCTGTGTTTTTTAGGTATATAATCATAGTTTCCATAATTACCATACCGTTTTACTACCTGACTAGCAAAATAATTACACCTATCTATACTCTTAAAGTACATATCGTTAGATACTGTTTGATCGCCCAATATTACTATTAATAAAAAGGCATGAATCATTTCTGCCTCCGAAGGTAAATGGGCTTTTTACTACCCCTAGCAGCCCTGACTAGGCGAGGACAATGGTAGTTTTATTGAAGAGTGAGCTTAGATAGCTCTTCCTCTAATTCTTCGTCAGACAAGTCTGCTGCATCAATATTTGTTTGCGTAACATCTTGACGACTTAGTTTAGGTGCTTGGTACTCTGCTAGGATTGAGGCTACTTTTACAATATTATCAGTGTCGTTCTCTTCCATAGCTTGTACCAAGACATACTTTAAGGCTTCTAAAGCATCAGGGGCTTCATCGCCTAATTCTTTCATAGCGACAATAGTTTGCTTAGCAAGCTCGCGCTTTTCTTTATTCTTTCTCCTAACTTCTAAGCCTCTACGTCTGTATTCATTCGCCATTTCGGTAGAATCAATACTAATAAGGTTCTCAGAGCCTGGATGATATTTCTTTTCTTCTATAGCCATTGGGTATTATCCTCCGTAATAGCTCCTATTTTATCTCTCCAAGATATCGTATCATCAGTAAGTCTATGCTGGTGAGTTCTATAGGCTTCTAATACAATCGCTAGGGCTATAACGGTATCGTCATAGTTTCCTGCTAGAGCATTAGTAGAGCCTTTCTCATCCGCTACATAAGTTTTAAGTTCCGACAAGATAATATCACTAGGAATAGCAATGTCATAGTCTTCAATTGCTCGTTTAAGGTTTCCTATTATCATAGGCTTAGTCGATATAGTCGTTCTAAATCCTGGCTTACTACCTTCTTCATTCGATAGGTTAGCCGACTTCGTCTGATAATATAGGTTAAGATAATTCATTTGTTTAAGACGATTAAGAGTAGCAATCCCTAAAGAATTACTTTCAACAGCGAGTAATGCGTTGTTGTAGTATCTACCAAGATAGAATAATAGATCTCCAAACATAGAAGGATCTATATGATTATCTCTAAATAACGCACAGACTTCTCGGTCAGAGTTAAAAATAACTGCAGTACTGTAATCCTGCCCTACGCCAAGAGCTACATCTGCACCAATAATAAATCTATCTTGAAATCGAGGAGGTGTCCAAATTTCTAGATGCCCCTCCCGACTATCCTCAAAATAACTACTATTCTCGTCAAAAATCCTAGTGTACTCAGGAGCCCTAACTTCATAGTTAAGAAGGATCTCTTGATTAAATACACTGTTTCCAGAGACAAGAAAAGCCTCTTCAGGACTAGCAGGGTACTCCTGCCTAAACTTATTCTCGCCACTCTCCGCAATCTTTAGCCTACGCCAGTATAGCTGATCATTATCTAAACTATACTTATCAACTAGTTCTTCTTCTTCTAGGGTAAGCTCAAAGCCTTCGGGGGCCTTCCTACGGTATTCTTTAGTGATAAACCAAGGAAGAAAGATAGGAATGTATTCATTCTCGCCCTTTATTGCGCCCTGATAGAGTCTATAAAATTCTCCACTGGCTCCATTAGCAGTACTCTCTAGAATAACTTCAGTGCCTTCCTCCTGGGAAATACCCTGGAATAGTCCTGCTAGAATCTGTTCGTCAAACTGCCAGAAACCAACCTCGGAGAGGTGGGCAATAGTAGGAGTTGTACCGCGTCCAGCCTCTTTAGCTCCTGCAGTATAAAGCCTATAGCCACTCTTGTTCTCCTCAAATAGGATTTCCTTAGCGTTAGACTTCTGTAGCTTGGGAGGGTCTTCCATATTATCAATAATGTTTCTAGACATATTAAAGAGAGCGTCTGAAGTCGCACTATCATGCGCCATCACAACACTTCGGGTATAGGGAGTAAAAAAGGTCTTCCAGAAAACTCGTCCAGCACAGTAGGTACTGATGCCCTGCTGCCTCGCCTTTAGTACAATCGCTCTAACCTTTCCTGTCTTACTCCGTTGTTCTTCAATCTGCCTGTTAATTTCTCGTTGAGCATCGTTGAACTCAAAGGGAACAAAGCCTTGAGAAGCGTTCTTTGTGATGATCCTAATCTGTTCTTTTGCAAAGATCTCAAAGTCATCTATATACCGTTGTCGCTTTTCTCTCCTAACTTTTTCTTTCAATAGTTCCAATTTGTGCCTATTTGATAGCATTTTTAGTGTCCTCTAAAAATTTTCCTATAAGGGTGTGTTTAGTCTTTGTTTATGTATAAAAAAGATGTGGAGCGGTGTTGGGTACCCTTCTCTGGTTTGTGGTCCCCCCTGTTTTTCTCTTGGGGTCTTCC